GCAGCTGCATCGTACGTCGCAGCTGCATTGAGCGCGGACCGCGAGGTCCTCGCCAGTTGGCAATCTCGGGCGGAAAGTCGCCCGGAGACGACCGCAGGAGGCGCAATGGATCCAAAGGAGATCCGGTCGCGGCTCAACCTGCCCGAGGATGCAACCGACGAGCAGGTGCAAGACGCGATCAACGAGCTCAACCGCGCTGCGGGTATGCCCGTAGCAGGTGAGCAGGCACCAGCTGGTGCCCCGGTAGGCAACACCGTGCAGCAGGGCACGACCTCCGTGGGCACCGGTACAGCGACCAAGCCGACGCAGGAGCAGATCGAGCAGGCTGCTCGCGAGTCGGCAGGAGCAGGGTCATCGGAAGAGGAGCAGAAGCGCGCCGACGCATTGGCCGCTCTTGGCCTCCCCGAAGGCCTCGTCGTCGTGGACAAGGACACTCTGGCCGAGTTGCGCGCAGGCGCAGAGGCCGGTCGCACCGTCCACTCCGAGCTCATGAAGGACCGCCGGGAGTCTCTCGTCGCGGCAGCGATGTCGGACGGACGAATTCCCCCGGCGAGCAAGGACAAGTGGCTGAAGAATCTCGAGATGGACTTCGAGTCATTCAGCCCGGTGCTGGCCTCTCTTGAGCCGGGTCTCATTCCGGTCAAGGAGCGTGGCTCCGGTCAGAACAGCGACGCCGTCACGCAGGCGTCGGTCGAGGCTGAGACCGTCTCGTCCTGGACGGGTCAGCTGTTCCCCGAGACCCGCAGCCGGTCAAAGATGGTGGAGGAGATTCGCGCAAGCGGTGCTCACCCCGTCATCATGACCGACGCTGGCGTCGGCGAGGGTAGCTATCTCGACATGGGGGTGCTCGGTCGATGAACAACGAAGTCGTCCCCCACTTCGAGGCAGCCTACACGCAGAAGCTGACGGTGCACTACGTCGGTGCAGTCGTCGGCAAGACCTTCTGCGGTCCGCTGACGTCACCGCAGTCGGGCTTCGCAGCCCTGGCTGCGGACCCGCTGCCGGCAGGCGACGGTAGCAACCTCCAGTGCGCCGGTGCTCCGGCAGCTGGTGGGCAAGTAGGAGGAGTTGTTGGCTGGGATGTCGCAGCCGGTGCCAAGGGTCCTTGTATCCGCGGTGCAGGCACGATCCTCCCGGTCACGTCGGGAGCAGCAGTCGCCGTCGGCGATGAGCTCCAGGTGGACGCGCAGGGCCGCGTGATCACCTTCGCAGCTGGACGCAAGGTCGGCAAGGCTCATAGCGCTGCTGGCGCTGCGGGCGTTGACGTCGTCGTTGAACTCTATCCGTTCAACGCCTAATCCGAGAAGGGAGGGTAAATGGACAAAGTGCTCACACACGAGGGCGTCGGCCATTGCGTACGTTTCGACATCGCAACGCTGGAGTACCTCGTGTCGCACGACCTTGCGGATCCCGAACTCCTGCGCGAAGAGTACAGGAACATGGGATTCAAAGAGGTCGGACCCTTCTCGGCTGCTCGGTCTGCTGATGTGATGGCCGCACCCTACGCGGGTGCGATCGCCTTCCCGTTGGCACCGGGTACGTTGACGGGAACGCAGTTCTCGATCGACCTGGCCCTGGCCCAGCCGACAAGAGTCATCACACCGATGGTCGTCGACCTGTCGAGGACGCGGTTCTTCGTGGACCGCGTGTTTGCTTCGGCCGGTGGCGTCACAGGTGGGGCCGTCGTGTACGACATGGTGGCACAGAGCAGTCCGTACGCGGACCGCGACGTGCAGCGCGTCGAGCCGGGGAACGAGTTCCCGATCGTCACGTTCAGCCGTCGTGCCCCGGCGGCAGCGCAGGTGGAGAAGTGGGGCGGCAAGTTCTTCTTCACCGACGAGGCTCGGGACCGCAACGACGTGACGCAGTTCACGAACGCGATGCGGCAGCTGAGCAACACGATCGTCCGCAAGATCAATCAGCGCGGTGTTCAGATCCTAGAATCACTGATCACCGCCAACACGCGGACCGTCGTGGGCAACAACTGGTCAGCAGTCAACACGCTGACCGGCGCGGGTGGTAGCAACTACACCCTGTACCCCGCACGCGACTTCGCGAAGGCTGCCTTGCAGTCCGAGCAGGAAGAGCTCGGGATCAACTACAACCTGTGGATCATGAACCCCTACCAGCTGTTCGAGCTCCAGGGCATCTACGGCGACAAGCTGAATGCCCTGCTCACCAGCATGGGGGTCAGCATCTACGCGACCAACCGCGTCGCCGACGGCACCGCCTATGCCGTCGCCGAGGGGCAGGTCGGAGAGATGCGCGTTGAGTCTCCGCTCGCAACGGAGACCTGGCGTGATCCGAACGGGAAGCAACAGACGTGGGTGCAGTCTTCGGTGCGCCCACTGATGTACGGCAACAACCCGTTCGCTGTCCTGAAGTTCACCGGTCTACACGGTTAGGAGGAGGGATCATGGAAAAGATGATCAAGGTCCTCCTCTTCACCTACGGGCGGGAGATCGCAAACCCGCACCAGAGCGAAGGCCAGCCCGACACGATCGTTGTCGAGGGCTTGGCCCGTGTGGGCGAAGTGGTGGACATCACAAGGGACTACGATCTGCAGCGCGGCGAAGACCTGGGCGCGTTCTTCAGCGATGAAGATCGCAAGAAGGTCGAGGCCGGCACGTACAACGGCGTTGACTCGCCATCGGTCTATGCGGCTCGGTTGCAGGAGGCACGAGCCGCCATCGCACCGGCCGACGACGAGGGCATGGGCATTGAGGCAGGCGAGATGTCGGCGGAGGAGCTTGCCGACTACATCGTCGAGCACAAGTTGAACGTTCAGGACACTGTCGCACTCGCAGGCGACAGTACCGACATCGACGAGATCAACAAGGTGCTCGACGCTGAGACGCTGGCCATGCAGCAGAAGGACGCCGAGCCACGCACCGGCGTCGTCAAGGCTCTCGAAGCCAGGGCGGCAGAGGCAGGCTAGGCGTAATCGTGGGGCGACTTCGGATTACCAGGATGCGAGGACTTGGCCCGTCGTCGCCCCATCTTTTCTTCCAGCAGGAGGACAGATGGCTTACGAAGTGACAGAAGAAGGACCCGTCGGTCTTCCGGTCATGGAAGAGCGAGTTGTTCACACGATGAGCAACGGCGATCAGATCAAGGATTTCGTCGCCACGGGCGACATCGTCCGCAAGGAGCCGGGCGAGACGATCACCGAAGCCGAGTTCAAAAAGGCCAACCAGTCACCTGAGCAGATCAAGACGCTGATCGACTCGGGCGCTATCAGGGAGAAGTCATGAGCCAAAGCGCAGACGGAGCATCAACGCGCGAAGGCGGCGTCGCTCTGGTCGAGCACGATCTCATTGAGACTCTCCACTGGGAGGTCAAGTGGGCTTGTGAGAAGTGGGACCAGGACAAGGTCGACTTCGTGATGCAGAAGATGATCGATCGGTACGACAGGAGAAACATCTTCCTGCGTGACGGCATCGCTCATGTCCGGCACAACGTTGGGGGCAAAGACCTATGGCTCCCTGAGAGCGAAGGTCTGCCCTCGGACTACTTGCGGGAGTTCGGGGTAGAGCCGGACGACATCACAATCGTCTCGGGCAACCTGCTACTCAACGAAGGCATCCAGCGGCTGCTCGATCTCCTCATCGCCGCCGGTGGAACTGCCTTCAACAACGCCAACGCCTTCATCGGCGTCGGAGATACCTCCACGGCGGAGGCAGCGACCCAGACGGAGCTTCTGGCGGCGGCAGCGGCGACCAACCGCTTCTACAAGGCCATGAACGCTTCCTATCCGGCGCGACCGGGATCGAACGGTGCGCAGTCCGTTGACTGGCGCTCTGACTTCACTTCGACGGAGGCGAACTTCGTCTGGAACGAGTGGACCATCGCTGCTGGGGCCACCACCGCTTCCGGCTCGGGGTTCCTCACCGGAACTACAAACCTGAATCGCAAGGTGCAGTCACTGGGCACCAAGACGACGGGAACCTGGACCCTGACCGGCACAGTCACCATCTCGTAAAGCGTCATGCCTCTCTGGCGCCTTTACATAGACAAGAAGGTCCGTGACGAGCCGGACGAAAACGGTCTTCTGGGCGGTGAGCATTCGCGCGTGATCGATTACGAATGCGAAGGCTCACCGTCCGCCGAGGTGAACAAGATGCTCGAGAGCGACGAACAGATCGGGAACATCGTGGTGATCACGGTCGGCGATCCGGCAGCACGACCGAGTGAGATGGAGACTGATCTGGACCTACATCTGCGGCGCGGAGATTGGGCACCCGATGCATAGGCAGCTAGAGACATTCAAGCGTCAGGCCTACCTCCTCGATCGCGATCTCGATCCGGCGCTCGAGATGATCAAAGAAACGTGCGAAGAGCGGTGGGTCGATCTGACCGAGGACTTCATCCGCGCTAGCACAATCCTCTATAGA